ATGTTGCAAGAGCAGGATTACGAAGGTTAAGAACGTGTGAGTTAAGACCGCTCATCCACAATTCGAGATTGTTACGGATGCGGAAGTTCTCATCGTTAATGACGGTAAAAGACCAATCTGTGAATGATCTTGTACCGGCAACTTTGATTTCACGACCAAAGTATGGAACGCTAATCTGTGAAACACTATCGCCTGGTAATGATGTTGCTCTGGCCTTGAAACGAATTTCTTGGTCAAGAGCAGCAAAACCTGCTGCCGGAGGTAGGTTCATAACAACCTCAAAAAGACTGGCGCGGGCGCCGTCTAATTGAAGACTTGCTCTAAACTGTTGAACATTAAATGCCATTTGTTTTTTCTCCTATTCTTTCTATTTATTAGAATTTGCCGACGATTTCGGAGAAGGCAACTCCGGTGCGTACCGCAACGAAGTTCAACTGGATAAAGTTGATTGCGCGGGCAGGCTTAATGTAGATGTCACCGACGAAGCGATTGCCGTCGATAACCTCTGGCGTATTGTTTGTCTCATCACAGACAACTTTGTATTCATAGATACCACGGCGACCTTTAACGTCACGTAGGAATGGTTCTACGAGGGCAACGAACTGGGCTCTTGTGAACTCATCGTTGAACTCGAATAGTGAATACTTAGCTGCCTTGGCAATTGACTTTTCAAGGACAATAAACAAGCGACGAACGTTGATACGGTCGAAAGCTGATGGTTTATCAGTCATGGTCTTATCACCATAAAGAACTGTACCTGTACCCATCATGGTTACGACTGGGTTAATAGAATTCTTATAGAGTGTATCTCTATCTGCTTGATTTGGTGTCCAAGCAAGTTGGACAACATTCTTAACAAGACCGCGATTTAGACCTGCTGGCGACCACCATGGATCGCGGTTAAGATCGGTTGCCGCACAGAGACCAGCAATATCACCGTTAAGTGGAACCCAACGATAAGAGTTGTTATACTTGTCGAATTGTTTTTTCCAACCGGAATCGAGAACAACATATGAAGATGAATTGAAATCTCTTCTATAAGAAACGATATCGGTTGCTTCGTTTCCGGCATTATTAACAACGTCTGCCATAAGTGGAGAAATGAATGTAACTAAATCTTTTCTTACTTCTGCGATGTTATCAACAATATATTCGGAAACTGTTTGTTGAGCAGCACCAGTCATAAGTAATGATACATCAACAGAATCGGTATCTTTAAATAAATCATAAGCAGTTGTTAGATCACCGTTTGTTGGTGTACCAACAGAACCACCAGTTAGTCTATTTGTAGCATAACTTGCTGCACCTACATCATTCCAGATCTTTGAATCGGAAACAACACCCCAATCATTTGGATATGTCTGTAGATTAAATGTAAACACAGCATTTGCACCACCAACAGATATTGAAAGATTAGCTGCATCTGTAGAAAGATAACCTGAACCTCTATTGTTAGCAACAATAGCAGTAACAACGTTACCTGCTGCAACGTTTACTGTGATATCAACTGTAGCACCTGTACCTGTACCACCTTGAACTGGAACACCTTTTGTGTTTGCTGCGGTATTAGCGAAATTGTCGCCACCTGAAACAACTACAACGTTAGCAAGGTTTGAGAATGGTGCTGGGTTATTGATGGCGTAAATATATTTTGATCTATCATGAATAACGTTGACCCAATAATTTGATGAACCATCATCATTTTTGGCATCACTAGCTTTTGAAATATATGAGAATTTTTCAAGAACTGTGTTAGTAACACCACCAGAAAATTTACCATTAGCATCAACTACAATAATATGCATTTCGTCATTAGCACCTAGGCGGTCACTAACCCAATTTGATGTACCAGGAACACCATTAAAGTTTTGTGCATATTCCCATGCAGAAAACGCTGTAGAATTTGAAGATGCCCAATATGAAACTTTTATGCTATTACCTAGTTCACCTGGATAACGTGCAGCAAAGATACCTTTATCTGCTGTTGCTGAAAGATCAAGATAATTGTTTTCATAATCATTATCATTCAATATTAGAATAGGATTTGATCCGGATGTTGCGTTGATAGCCTTTGTTGTGTCACAAGCACGAACCAATTGTAGATTTTGTGCGTATGAAAGGAAGTTTGCAGCGGTGAAGAATGATGTAAATGTGTTCTGGCTTGGTTGTCCAAACCAACGGACAAGGTCTATTTCGCTACCAATTGTCATAATGTGATTAACTGGACCCCAATCAAAGTCGCCGGCAAAACCTCCTGCTGTGGTAGATAGTGATGGTACAATGGTCGTAAGATCGATTTCTGACCAAGTCACACCAGGGGAAAGTTGATATGCCATTTTTTACTCCTTTTATAGGTTGGAATGGTGTTTTATATCCATTTCTATTTATTTAGCGTTTTGATGTTTTCCAGATTATAAACTTGGATCCCATCTCTCATCTATCCAGGATAAACCATTCTTTTTCGCATTAGACCATAAATCACCATCAGCATCTTTTTCCACCACCTCATCTAAACCGTTATCGATAAAACCAAAAGGTACAATTTCTCGGTCCATTATTTCAAGGTTTTCTGCCTGTAATACGGAACGGATATCCGTATTCACAGTGTCTTTAAAAACTCTCTGAGAGGTTAACCAACCAAAATGAACTAACGTCATAGCAAGGTCGTCATTACTACCTTCTTCTGCCATAAATGACTTTTTATTAGCAGAGAAAGAAGAAAGTTCTATGATTGTATCGGAATCATATATTAATAGTTTGTCGTTTTCCACCAGAGCTTTTAGATTAGCGCAACCTATCATCTTTGATTGTGCTGATGTTTTAAGACCGTAGGCCATCTTATTCTTACCGGCAGCAAAACCACCGGACACCTGATTGCCTTGTTTGCCTTTCATCTGAAACTTTAAGAGGTTATCATAACTCAATTCAAAATGAAGAATGTCTGCTACTTGTAAACCTATAGAGTTAATCTCTACGAGAACAAATGCTTCGTTGAATCTTTTTGCCACGGAATATATTACTGTAGGAAATAATAAAGGTGCAATTTCGTTGTTTCTATATTTAGCAACCTGTCTATAAGGTATTTCCGTAACGTCAAAAATTGAGAATGTCGAGTAATCTAACCCTTGACCTTCTGATACATCCGCACACAATACATACGTGTGCTTGGGTTCAGGTAGTTCATATATGTCTAAGTTGTCTTTGCTCTCAATAGGTGTCTTAAAAGAAAGGCTGCGTAGTTTAGCACCAGATATAAGAGTATTAGTAGAACCAAGAAACTCACAACCAAACTCTTGGTCGAACTGTCTTTGAGATGTGTTTCTAATGGTTTGCTCAGCCCATTTTTGGTCTCTACCTGGAACCATCGACCAATGAATCTCAATAGGTTTATAATCTGACCTACCTTCTACTGAATCCATCCACATCTTATAAAATAGGTTCATACCGTTTGGTGTAGAAACAATGACGACCTTAGAACTTTGTCCGGAAGAAATAGTAGGATAAGTAGAAGCAAAGAACTCTTCGGCAATGTTATTAGGTACGAACGCAAACTCGTCTAAGAAAATGATGTTGAATGACATACCACGAACGGAACTACCTGATGTGGAGTCTGCAAGAACTCTTGATCCATTAGCAAGGTGAATAGAACCTTTATTCCATTCTTTAATACCTTGTTTTAAGAACATAGGTAGGTACTCAAATGCCAGTTTTAATCTTTGTAGAATTTCACGGGCCGTGGGTGCACGGTTGGCAAGAATGGCAATCATCATATTTTCAGAAAATAGAACTTGGTGTAGCAAAAATGCCACACTTGTTGTGGTTTTACCAACCTGTCGAGGTAGTTTACAGATAGAAAAGCGATTATTGTGGAAGGTATTCAGCATATCTTCCTGAAAGTCCCACATAGCAAAAGGCATAAGGCCTTTATCGATGTTGACGATCTTCATATATTTTTTAGCAAAGTAAACCGGATCATCCGCACATTTGAGATATTCGTTTAACTCTTTTTGTGTGAAGGCATGGCGGTATTGTTCGCTTGGGAGATTGGGGTTATTCTGGTAGGTGAACGGTAATCTCGCCATTTTCTTCTTTCTGTTTCTTAATAGCAGACAATAACTCTGCCGCTGAACCTACAAATACTGCCTGCTCCACATTTATATTACCCGCATCTGGATTTTTGGCACGTGGGTCTGAGTTTTTAGGAGGTTCTTTTAGATCCTTTGTCATTTTTTGGAGATTATATAGGTCTTTAGTTGTATCTCCAACCGTTTTGATTAGAGTAGAAACAACCTCAAATCCTCTGGCGGATTCGTTTTGTCTCGCAATCGTGGATATCTCATCGATTGCGTCATTACCTTTTTCTATAAGATTTCTGAGAACTTTGCGGGCAAGAATGTAATCTTCTTCCTGGTCGGAAAGATCCGATGAAGGTTCTTCGTATGGTATTATCTCCTGCTTTGTTTCTACAGGAGCATCATGATCGATGCCTAAGGCATCTGAAAGGTTTTTATCAAGTCCCATAATATAACTTTCATTTAGTATTTAATACACGGCAATAATGCTATGTTCTTTGGACGAGTTTCTGATCCACCAGTTGCCTGAATATTAGCATATCCTGTTAGAGTTTGTAGTCCGGTATCAATCTGTGGATTTACCAGCCAACCAGCACCACCACCATTAGCATTATTACCTGTGTTTAGAATGTTATGTTTATGGCCGGCGTCTGTATGTGTATGACTCTTAAATAAATCTAACTGATATGATCCAAATATACGACCATCTGGATCAAGTCCTCTACCATCATCATAACCTCTAATAAATAAACCTCTCAAATCTGGTAGATTGAATGTAGTGCTTCCATTACCTGGCCCATATGTTGTAGCGATAGCAGCAAATAATGCCGCATATCCTGTTCTTGAAACTGCTGAACCGTCGGCAACAAGATATCCAGAAGGAGCAGATTGTGCTGCTGAATATATTACTGTGCCAGGAGATACTGGATTCCAAATTACACCATTAACATAAATGTTTCCGTTTATTATTTCAAGAGTATTGGTTGCTCCTGTCACTTTTATATTGCCGGTTACTTCGTGATTTCCTTGAACTGTGAATGTACCTGTAGCAACACCATTTGCTGTATTAATTTTCGTATTTGCTCTATTAAATGCTGAATTCGCATGTGTATAAGCAGAGTTTGTTAAATAATATACAGAATTGGTTATACTGTAAGATGCATTTGTAACGTTATATGCTGAATTAGCAACTCTAAAAGATGCCGCTGCATTTACTGAGACACCGTTGGCAAAACGATATGCGGATTCGACATTTGCAATTGCTCCAACGGCAAGTGCTATACCAGCATTTGCACCATCATATGCTTGTCCTGCAAGTTGGAAAGAAAGATTAGCTTTCTCGAAGGCGGCACTAGCAACGGTAAGAGTAGCTGCTAGAGGTAATGAATTGGCAAAATTAAAGGCAGCATTAGCAACTGTAAATGATGAATTAGTTAAGGTATAAATGGCATTTGTTCTAACAACTGTAGAATTTGCCATAGCAAAGGCGGCCGCAGCATTTACTACCGCACCATAGAATAGACTATTGACCGTGTTTGCCTTATTAAATGCGGCATTCATGGCAGTATATTGGGCGTTGGAGAAAGCATAAGCAGCATTAGCAGTATCAAATGCAATAGAACTTAAAGCGAGTAATTCACCATCGGCAGTATCAACGGTAATAACAAGACTTGCTATATTCGCAGCATTATTAGAAACATCACTAAAAATTTCTGTGATGTCCTCATTGATCTTAATAAACGCCGATCTTAGTGTGTCGCCTGTACCATCATTTGCTACTGTGCCTGTGTTTACTGTGTTCTGTGTCATTTTTTTACTCTGTCTCCGGCCATTCCGTTATATTTATATCATAACCATAATCATCTTCCGGTTCGGCTGTTATTGGGTCTGGTGTAATCTGTATTGATGCTAATTTTAATGGTGATACATTAAACGATTGTATTTGACAAGTACCATTAGTTGACACGGCATGAATGTAGTTATTAACTCTGAACTGACCTTGAACCGCACCTAATGTTAGTCTATCCAAATTGGAGTTATAATCTATCACAACACCATATGCGGTTGCTGTCTTATAACTATCGCCTTGATAAACCATATCATCCGACTTAAAGATACCATTAGCATTAGCAGTATTAATTTTAGTTATATATGCGGAACTTAAAGTTATATCGTTATATACATTTGCATAAACGGTACGAATAATCTTTGGATATGAGATTGGCCCATAGTAATACATCTTCATAGTAAAGTTTAGAGTCCAATTAACATATCTTACCGTATCAAAATCACCCTCATATTGGATATCATTTGATACATTATTGAGAATAACTGGTACATCTTTAACAAATCCAAGGTCTGGAATCATATTGGTTGCGACCGTGAAATCTGGATTAAAGAATGGTAAAATCTGCTCTACAATCTGTGTTCCATCATCGATGTTTCTGGCATAGATGTTTAGAGAAAATGTTATATCGTAAGGAACACCCATATAGCAAGATGAAACGTGAGTTGTGGTGTTTGCCTTTGCAGCCTTTAATAATGAGTTTTGCTTTCTACTGGCATCATAAGAAACACCAGTAATCTCGAAACTCATTCTTGGTAAGACGGTCTGTAATTGACGGAGCAAATCTGGATCAGAGAAAATACGTGTAATCATTTTCTCTTTTGGAGCATAGATGATAGGAACCAGAAAACGTTTTGTTTCTTTTCCGGTTTGGTCGTTCTTCCTGACAATCTTTATATCGTCAAATAGTCGTCCAAAAAGAACGACTGCCTTAC